CTTCACTCACCGCGAGATTTTTTTGAGAACGGTTAATTTTTACAGAAAAAACAGAGGATACGATGCCTAAACCGAAGGGAAGAAAGAGCAAATTCACAGAGCCAGTAAGAACTCGAGTAATCGAAGCTCTACGGGCTGGTACTACTTACGAGATCGCTGCTCAATATGCAGGGATTTCTCGCTCTACTTTGTACGAGTGGATTAAGAAGGGAGAAAGTACAGAAACTGGAGTATATCGTACTTTTCACGACAATATAAAAAAGGCAGAAGCAGAGGGAGCGGTAGTTCATCTCGGAACCATAGCCCAAGCGAGCGCGAAGGATTGGAAAGCAGCTGCCTGGATACTTGAAAGAAGGCATGGATACTCGAAAGAGGGAGTAATGCGAGTAGAGGAGCAAGCGAAGGAGATGGAACTTCCATCCAATATGCTCGATCTACTGAAGATCCAAGCCAAAGAACTCCGGGCTTCAATGGCAAAAGCAGAAAGCTCGCAGAGCTGGCAAGCGTACGCAGCTCTCCAGAGACAGCTCCTCCAAGTAGTACAGCAGATAAGACAGATCGAAGCGGAAGAAGGGATGGGAGATGAACTCGAAGGCTTAACGGATGAGCAGCTTCTAAGCGAGATCACTTCTGCGATCGTATCTCTTCCTCCAATCCTTAGACAAAGATTAGAAGGTACGATAAACTCTATGCAAGATGTAATCCCTATGAAGGTGCAAAAATGACAATACTCAATATCATCATAATCTCCGCTCTCGGAGGAGGCCTGCTAACCGGTGGAACTCTCTACGCTCTGGAGATACGGAGTAAGAAGTGGGAGAACCTCTCTACCCAGCAATCAGAAGTAATAAACAGTCTAATCGAGGTGCAGAACTCAATCCATAAAGGGGAGATCGATCTGCAGAAGAATCTAACCGCTCCAGATCTTATTAAAGTTCCTTGCTCGGAGGAGTTTATAGATAAGAATGGAGAGGGACTCTGTAGAGAGATGTTCTGTAGACTCCAGACCAGAGAAGGAGATGGGGCTTCCCAGAGTGAATGCGAAGAGATCGCTAATCTGAATAATACGATCTCCATCTTAACGGAGTGTAAAGCGTTGGAAGTAGAGATAGATCAATGTATAAAAGTACTCGATACGAGAAAGTAGATAAATACTGCGAGGTATGCGATTGCGATCCTTGCGATTGCGATGGGGCTTGGGATGAATTTCGGATTATGGGTACAGCTCGAACTACAAAAACACGACAAGAGCCTAAGCTGGTTAGCTGGGAGGATAGGCTCGCATCCTTCTCTCTTGTGCAAGTGGAGAGCAGGATTATCGAACCCAAAAACAGAATACTTCTTCCTAGTATGCAGCGAGATCTCCCTTCTGCGGAAGGAGCCAATCGAGAAAACGATAAAAGAGGGAGCGAGCGCGATGGGGATTAAGTTTTAATGAGCATCCGGGATACTACAAAGAACCTAAGAAGGCTACGCAATCGAGCATCGCAGAATCCGCTCGCTTATTTTTGCCCTACACCTCCGCAGGAGGCTTGGTTACGAGATCCCAGTAAGATTAAGCTACTACTCGGAGGAAACCAAGTAGGAAAAACTTACGCTCAGACCGCAGAACTCCTCTATAGATGCCTAGGAAACCATCCTTATCTACAGACAGATCCTCCTCCTATCCAAGCCTTCCTCATTACTCACTCTCACCAGCAGAGCGTAACGATACAAGAGAAGCTCTTCGCTATGTGTCCTAAGGATGCTCTTCATCCAGATTGTGAATTTGTACCGGGGAGAGGCTTTCGAGGAATCCATCCGGTAGTAAGATTTAATAATGGGAGCATGATCCATATAAAGACCGCTAACCAAGGGCTCGGATTGGCTTCTGCTACTGTTGCCTACGTTGCTATCGATGAACCAGTATCGCAGGAAGTATGGGGAGAACTCGCTGCTCGCGTTCTTCGAGGAGGAGCAGGAGGAACTACTGGGACTATAGGTATTACTCTTACTCCAGTAGGACAAGATGTATCCTACCTTAAGCAATTAGTAGATGAAGGGAGAGTTACTTGCCATAGGGCTCCCCTCACCGTAGAGAAAACTACTCCTAAATACTGTAAACCGATTATCTCGCAATCCCAGATCGATGCAATCTCCCAGACTTATCTCCCCATCGATAGAGCAGCTCGCTTGAATGGAGATTGGGTAGTGGGTATTCCAGAGGGTAGAGTATTCGATCAGTTCTCCGAGGATATGATATCGAAGGAATCTGCTCCGATGGGTAATTACTCTTTCTGCGTAGGAGTGGACCATGGAAGCCAACCAAACGCGCAAGTAGCAATCCTCGCAGCGGTAGAGATGAGCGATCCGCAGAATCCTTGGGTATATGTACTCGATGAATACATAAGCGGAGCAGCTCCTCCAGAAGCTCACGCTCGAGCGATACTGGAGATGCTCTCTCGGAACTCCATAGAGGCTGCTAGCTGTAGATGGACTGGGGATAACATACACTACGGAGGCTCCGGAGGTGGGAAGATGAGTAACTCTCTCCTTATGCGAGCCTTTGAGAAGGTTATGCAGTATCCGCAAGGTAATCTCCCCTTCCGTATTCGTACTATCAAGAAGCCTAGATATAGTGTATATTATGGCAGTGCTATGATACACTCCATTATGGCAAGAAGGCAATTCTTTATCCATCCGAGATGCGAGCGGTTAATACTATCGCTTCAACGGTGGACTATGAAGCGCAATCAATCCGCAAGATCTAAGGATGAGTTCGGGCATGCGGTCGATGCTCTCCGTTATTGCGTAGTTCCCACCCTAGAAACCAGTAAAGCAAATATCCCCGGAAAACTAAGGATCTACTAATGTATACGAATCTCCCCCTTAAGCCCTTAGCACCTAACCCAGATGAGCAGCAAAGATGGAACCATAGCGCTCTCCGAAAGAGAATGATTATCGGAGCATGGGAGCAAGATCTAGAGGATGAACTCGCTAGGCATCTTCCAGCAGATCGGAGAGAAGCCTGGGGGCCTGCAGATCTTTCCTCCAATCCCTTCGAGCAGATCACTAGACAGCTCAGCGTACTTTATCATGAGGTCCCAGCAGTAACGAACCTTGACGGAGATATATCTGCTCTCACCTCTCGCGAGGGACTGGTTACGAAGGCTGGATTATGGCAGCTCATGCAGAGAGCTCAGCAGATGGTAATCGGACTCCGAGAGAGCGCAATCCGGATAGATGTTAATCCCCATATCGAAGGAGCAGCTAGTATCGCTCCGGGTATCCAGTATCGGATCGTTACTCCAGATCTCCTATATTGTGAAGCTCACCCAGACCAGCCAGATATCCCAGTTTACTATCAAGAGGCTAGACTTCGAGAGTTCCAAGGGAAGCCCCTCTGGGTAGCAGATGTAATGGATATTCGAGATCCGAACCTTCCCCTCTTTGGAATGTTTATTATCGAGAAGGATGGTTCTCTCGGTAGAGATGTATCGGAAGAGTTTATGGGGCATCCTACTCACAGAGGAGAGGATTACCCTTACCGAGATGGAGCAGGGAATCCCTTCCTTCCGGTAGTGCTTTACCATGCGGAGAAAACTGGATTTCTCTGGGATTCTTATAACGCTTCTCAGATGGTATACGGTTCTCTTACTTCTGCGGTTCTCTATTCTATGTGGGTTCACCTCGTTAGAGATGCCTGCTGGAGCCAGAAATATGTAGCTGGGCTCTCCGTTGCTGGGCTCTCGCAGATAGACCAAAATGAGATCGCTCGTAGATCTTCGATTGCTACCGATCCTTCTTCTATCCTTGTATTTACTCAAGATCCAGATGCTCAAGGGCAGCCCTTGGTAGGTTCTTTCTCGATTCCTACCGATCCTCATGCTCTCTTGGAATCGATCTCCAAGTACGAGATGCGAGTAGGATTAGCTGCTGGGCTTTCTCCTTCTGAACTCAGCAGAACCAATGGAGATCCGAGATCTGGTTATGCTCTCGCAGTATCGAAGAGCGGACAAAGAGAAGCCCAAAAGAAGTTCGCTCCGGTATTCCGCTTGGGAGATGAGGAGCTGCTCGCAAAAACTGCTATGCTCGCTAATCGCTTCCTCGGTACTTCTCTTCCGGAGGATGGATACCGAGTAAGTTATCACTCAATGCCATTAACACCGGATGAGATGCGAGCCCAGAGAGAGGATATAACAGCGAAGATGCAAGCAGGATTAATCTCTCCAGTACAAG